ATCCTGGAGGGGGGTGTAATTTTTGAGACCCCCCTCCCGTACCGAAATTGGGTTATTGTATATCATATTTATGATATTTGGCACACTCCAGAACCTCAGATCTGGTTAAATTAGCCATAAACTGGCAACTTTTTATAAAAGTCTGGTCCATTCAACCTTACAATGTCGTCCATGGCCCGGGAGGTCTCATTAAACACTTCTAATGCTGAGAAGTTTGGACCTGTCTTAGCCACTCGGCCTAGGTATGCATTGGTATAGTAGCCTAGTACATGCTCATCATAGTACATCCACTCTTCGTAATCTGTTCTAGGATCGAATGGATTGTCTGTGGTGGTAAGCATGTATCCTACGATACGCTTGTCCTGACTCATCACATCCTCCTTTCTAGAGTGCACGGTTTAATGTTGATACTGAGACACCTATAACATCTGCCGCTTCTTCCTGTGTATAACCTCTATTCATTAAGGACTTAGCCCTTGCTAAAGACGCTGAGGTTACCTTTCTGTTTTCTCTAGGCATAGCTCGTTCTTTAAGCTTCTTCTCATCGGTGTTCGCTAGTATCTTATCCATAGTGTCTTGCGAAACAGCGTGCGCCTGAATAGCCTTCCACTCACGGTCAGTTATCTCAATGTTACGCTGATCACGTTTAAGAGATCCAGTTCTGACCCGGGCCTCTGCAATAGCCTGGGCCCTTTTCTTTTTCAGCTGGTCCTTATCATTAGCTATTTCTGGGTTATTTTTTATTGTTCTTTGGATATAGGAATTTGCTAATAACTGAGCCTGTCTTTCTCTAGGAGCATTAAGTAACGCAGTATTAAGCTTCTCATTCAAAGATTTAACTTCTTCGGCATAAGTTACTCGTGCTGTCTTATTTACTCTCTGAGGCGGCGTTGCTAAATATTCTTTTCGAGCTTCGTTAGCAAGGGCTTTCATTTTATTAGCATAACCCGCATAATATCTCTCAATTCTAGTATTATCCTCTGAAACTAAAGAATATGCATCTTTCCCATTATAAAAAGCTTCAGTCATTTTATTTGAAACTTCTGTCTTACTCTTGACCTTCACTTTTTCAGTAGGAACTTGAATTCTTTCGCCTGTCGACCGATCTTTATAATAAAAATCACCGTCTTTATTTTTGTAGACGGTGCGTGTTTTACGTTCCGAAAACTCGAAATATTTTTCGCCGGTTTCTTTGTCGGTCTTCTCTTTTACTTTCTTGCTCAGAACCGTGACATTTTTACCGGTTACTGGGTCTTGAATATAAAAGTTTCCGTCCTTGTTTTTATAGGCAGGCTGTGAGTTCTTATATGCATATTCATATTTTACCTCACCTTTTTCGCGATAAGTCTTTGCACCAGTTTCTTTATCAATATCTTGACCTGGATTAAATGTTTTCCTAGTAGGAACATGTGCGTCAGAGCTAGCCCTAGAAATGAGCGTTGATGCGCCTCTATTCTCGCCACCTTGAAATTCCTTCTTTAGTGCCGCTATCTGATTCTCTTCATAAGAACGTCGCCAATCCAAATTATGTTTTTCGGCATCAATAACAACCTGAGCGTGCCTGGTAGCGCGTGCTATTTTATCCATATCAGCACCTTGAATTGTCATATCAGTGACAAGATTGGATATTTTTCCCATTTCCAGCTGTTTATTAAATCCAGTTTTTGGACCAACCTCTGGCATTCCAGGATATGCACGATATTGTTCTTTTGGATCGAATCCTTCAAGACCTCGAAGCTGAGGCATATTTTTGATATTCTGTCCTTTTGTCGGAATAACAACGACCGTGTCACCGTCAAAATCGGCACCAGATAAACGTTCAGCAACTCTGGCATTTATACCTATGGCATTCTTTGGATTTCCGAGAAGACGTTTTCCTTCAGCATTATTGTTATTAACCGTGACAATTGGTATCTCAAACCTTCCCTGATGAGGATATCGAATTAATGCAACTTGCTCTCCAGTCTCATAATTCGGAGCATATACTTCATCATCGCGAAGAGTGGTAAGAGGTAAAATAACATGAGTCTTCTGTCTTGGCAGAGCTGCACCTTTCAACTCAACCGCATCAGAATCACATTCGTCAGCGAATGATAATAGAAGCTTTCTTTTTATAGCTGGATTTGTATATTTGCATAATGTGTCAAACTCGTTCTTCTTGATCTGATATGCTAAATCCAACTGTTGTTTAGCCAGCATTGGTTCCTGCTTAGATAAGAATTGTGACGAAAGGTTCTTTGACCATTTATCCCAATCTGCAGGTTCATTTACGAGATTGCAGGCAGAATATACTTTATCATTGTCATCCTTTAGTTGCTTAATTGTTGACCCAAATGGATTATCAGGATCGGATTTAAGCGGCTTTAAAACTGAATTATCTTTTTCTCCAAGCATTGGTGTTCCAATATGCTTGTTTGTATTAAAACGAATATCGATCCCAGGCGGAAGGTCATCATTATATATAGCCATGCCTTTCAAATAATGCGTTCCGTCAACTGCGATCCTTACTTGTGCATAATCATTACCACCGAGTGATAATTCTCTTATTCCAGGACGCAGTTCTATAACACCATCTTTATCTTTACCACCCTGCTCAGCATAGCAAATATCAATCCTCTTATGATCGATATTTATAGGCGTCTGAATATTACACCAAGTATTTCCGCCATCTTCAGTATATGTACCAAGAGGAGATATGATCTTGTCCTTGTTCTGCATTATCTCCGTATAAGAAACATCATCCTTTGTGAGAACCTTAATCTCAGTCTTCTGCATAGGATTAGTTGCTTGTTCAATGCTAAATGTTGTTACTTTATATCCCTGCTCTTCGCATATAGCTAATGCTGCCCTGAGTCTTTCCTTGGATATTCCAAGTTGTCTATCAACGCCATCTCCAACGTCCAAATATGGTCTACCATTGTCAATGTAGTCCTTTAGAATATCAGCGGTATTCTGATTCTTATTTGCTCGCTCTTCTTCTATTGGCTTAAGTCTATTTGCAACGGTACCCGGAGATAAACCGGTTCTTCGTGCTATTTCCAAGTTACTCAAACCCTGATCTTTAAGTTCAAGGCACTGACTGCGTTCCGCAGCTGTCCGGCGCTCCTTATCAATAGTTTTCCATGATCTAAGCTGAGTTGTAGATATGCCCATTTCCTCACATATTTGAGCTGGAGTCATACCTAAAGACTCATAATATCTGACCTGATCATAATATGATTCGTTTCCATGCTGATGCGGATTTTCGCCAGAACCTTTACGATATCTTCCAGAACCATGCGGGTCTCCATCGAAACGCTGTGGCGTTCCGGAATGAAACAACTCGTCTAAAAATAACATGCTATGCCTCCATCTTGAGATTGTTGATGCACTTATCGAAATATATGATCTTGTCCATGATCATAAATATCCGATCATTTTCGGGTTCATGAACTAGGACTTCATCAGATTGATATATACGCAGTTCCTTACCTATATCATTTGGCTTTATGCCATACTCAAGGCAAAATAAAGCTGTGTAAATCTCAAGCTGAGACATCGATGCTGGCGAGCTGCCAGTCTTCAAATCGTGGATTCTTAAAAAATCATTACGGAATGCAATTGCATCAGCAGTGCCGAAACAATTCTCGGAAAAATATAAAGGCTGTTCCGGAGTCATCTTGTAGCCTATCGCATCATTAACATATAGGTTGAGCGTCTTCTTCTTTTTAGGAAGCTTCTGCCCAAGGCTTATACATTCGCAGGCGAAGGCGTGTAAACGAGTACCCATTTGAACAGCCTGATAATTCTTGTATGAGGATATAAGCTTATCCTCGTCATAGTTTATCCAGTGGTATTTACTTGCGCTTAGAAAAGCGTGTTGACCTACCAGATTTGAATGCGGATTGAAGTTCACGTAATACCTCCTCTTTGTTCTCTGGAAATATGAATCTTGAGAAGGACATCTTATTCATTCGTTTCACGTAATATGATTGGTTAGGACGTGCTGGAGCTGTCGCTGATTTTTTGCACTCTAACGCAGCCCACCTCTTACCATAAAGAATAAGTAAGTCCGGAATTCCCTGAATATAATTCGGGTCATTCTTAAGCACTATGCATCCTGGGAACAGTGCTTTCAGTTCTTTAATAAGGTCGCCCTGAAATTTGTTCTCTCGCATTAAGTACCTCTTTCCGCATACAAAAAGAATAGGATAGGCACATTTTGTCTATCCTCTCTATTATATGCATTGTTTATTTTGAGCCTCTAATTATTTGGTAAGAAGCTTAAAGTGATAGCCTTTGTGATGGGACTGGACGCCATATGCGACTCTTCTCACATTTGAGCGGTCTCCGCCAATGGCTTCTGCAGCTTCCTTGAAAGTGTCAAATATCTCTCCAGTTTCTACGACTACAACTGGAGGATGGGCTGGCGGCTTTCCAGGATGCTTCTTAGAATATGAATCACTATGCATCAAATCCCCTTTCATTAAAATTCTTTTTTCTTGATAAAGCTTGATGTATGGCAACATCGATTGATGAATTGGAACGAATATGATAGTAATATAAATCGGTGTATGGAGTATTCCGTCTATCGATTCGACCGGCAGCCTGAACCGCAACTTTATAAGAGTAGTTCTGAGAGTAAAAAATTATAACGTTTGTTGATGTGCAGTTCCAGCCTTCAGCTCCAGCTGTATACTGAACCAAATATAACCATGATGAAGTGGTCGGTATCTGCTGATGCTTATGACCATTCCATTCAGCAGTGGTTATCCCTAAAGATTCTCCAAGATCTCTAAGTATCTCCAACTCATAATCAAAGTTGTAAAATATAATCACTCTTGGATTCTCAGAAATAAGTTTCTCCACTGCGGCTATACGTTGAGGATCAGTATTCACTATTCGCCTAAGCAAATAACACAACGACGACATATCTCGAAGAGGTTCATCCTTAAAAATATCCCATCGTTCTTTAGTAACAAACTTATAAGTCTCTCTGTTGTAACCGACTGTGATTTGAAAATGGTGCTGCTGTGTTGGCTTTATATATTTCATGTTCACCAATATAGCTTTACGCAATCTCAATAATCTTCCAGTCTCAACGTAATGATCTACCTTTGGAAATTTAGCAAATCTACTGTAGACCACATGCCGTCGAATAAATTCAGTTCGATTCTTGTAAAAGCCGTTTGCTATGAAAACCGGAATATAATCCATCCATGTGTCTCCAGGAGTGGCGCTAAGTAATATCCAATTGTTACTCTTAGCAATCTTCAGAAATGCCTTAACCCAAGCACCAGACCCAACAAGACGCTGTTCATCAAATATAAAGAACGAATCTTTTACTTCGGAATACTTTCCTATGTTATTCCACGAATCTATACAAATATCAATTTGGGCAAAAGGAAAGGGAGGAAATTCATCCTCCCACTCCTTACTGTCCCGCTTCTTGGCCGTAGTGATAATATACAGATTTTTGGGCGTCTTCATCGACTCCCCATTCAGTCCGCCTCCACATTCCTTAACCGTAAAATATGCTAAAGAAGTTCGAGATTTGCCAGAACCAACACCGCCGCATAATATGGAACCGCTTTTCAGTTGTTCAAGCGCCAGTAATTGATTATCGTCAAGTTTTACGCCCAATTGATATCACCACCTTAGAAAGGAATATCATTCATCTGCTCTTCCATAGCAATATCCTCTTCGGAATATGGAACGGACGAGTACTTACCTCCGAAATCTTCCTGAATTGTCACATACATAGTCTTGCAATATGCCTTAACTCCGGCTTTGCCGTTTACGTTGTAATTATATGGTCTTACAATAAGATCAATATTCAGAATCTCAGCATCATCGAGAAGTCCAACCTGCTTCTCTGTGAGAATAGTCTGATTGTTACCAGATATCTGAACGATCTTCGGCGGATAGTTCTTATACTCAACCGCCACCTGCAGAGTATGGCCATCATACTCATCCGGCTTCACGTTCCATCCATCCTTAGCGAGAACCTCCGCAGTTTCATCATCTAAAATAAGGCAGAAGTTTCTTCTACCTGCAGGATTGAACTGCTTCTCCTTACCTGCAAAATTACGGTATTTGATTCTCGCTCCTTCAATCGTAATATTATTGTGTGTAGCCATTTGTATTGCTCCTTCCTTAAGATATAAACCACTCATAATCGCCATACTGAGATATGGCTTCTACAGCATCATCAACCATGTCGAGATAATACTTCACATCAATATCATTCTCTTTTCCAAGCGACTTAACTACTTCTGACTCAAGCCACCGATATCCCTTTGTTCCGCCTGCAGCGTAATACTTACCATCTTTTTCTCTCATCAGAAGACCACCACCGCATCCTGATTTTATAGGACAGAACTGACCGGCTCTTCCTACGAAATGATAGTCATGTTCATCTTCACCAAGCCCTTCATTCATGTCCAAATATAATGCGGTAGTTACAGTCTTGGTCTCACATTTATCCTTAAATTCGATAGGGTCGTGCGAGAACAGTGTCTTAAATATAAATGGTACTTGGAACTGAGTTCCTGTTGCATCCCATTTACCCGGCATCTTCTCATTCTTCTCTGGAATATAACCGTACTTCTCTTTACACCACTCGCCTTCGGCATACTTCGCAATATAGACTGCGTCGTTGACGAGGCACATACGATCGTACGTAGCTTCGTGCTCAAACGTGTAACCATATTTCTTACCGAATTCCATAACGAAATCAATGATTCCTTGATCTGCATCAGGAATTTTAATAGAGTCTGTTTTAATATGCGCAACTGTGTATCCACGCTTTTGTACCTCTTCTTTCAAATCGATCATAAATAAAGCCCCTCGCTTGGCAACGATGTTGTCAATATTACGAGGATCTCTCAATTTATTCTCGAACTTAGCGGCAGTCAGACCATATACGGAATTTATAGCTATCTTAAGCGCATAAGCTAATGTCTTTGCCTGATCCTTGTTCTCCAAATATGGTTTGAGCTTTCCATCAAATAGATTACCAGCCGCATCATAATCACCATGCTTGATAAATATACGAGCCTGCACAAGCTCAGCAAAATTCTTGGTATATGGACCAAAGATATTAAGATTAATCGCGCTATTAGGATGCATACTTGCAATATCCAATAGAGCCACATCTTTATACATTCCAGGCTCAGAATATACATAACCGCCTTCTCCTACCTCTTCATCCTTATACGTCGACTTACCGAACTCGAATTTATACCCAGGAAACATTTCACTGAGGTCTGTATATACGAACTTCTTCTGCGGATTTGGATCTGTGCCGACAATCAGTCTTGTTGTGTGGCTGTTTGTAGTGCTGTTAATGCTAAGTCCAGAAATATCAGCAAGAATCTCTCTTGCAACAAAATCCTGATGTCTCGCATTCCACACTGCCTCCGTTGCTACTACGTCATTAACGCAGTAATCAGCAACTAGTGCCCACATATCTTCTGGCACCGGTTTGTCCCAAGGGAGTCCAAGTTCCTGATGATGAATATCAAGCTCTATCTCCCACTTCTTCAGACTCTGCTTCTTAGAGCAGAAGTCATAAATATCCGTGTACGAAATGTTGTAAGCTTCGAGAAAGTATCCATTGCTGCTTCCGCTCACAATCCTCTGCGACAGAGAATATAATTCATCATTCTGGTACCCAAGCATCCTCGCATACAGAATATGATTGTCATACCTGCGGTTGTTAAAGCCTACGAGTCTGAAGTTATTAACAAGGTCAGTAACCTCTTTAGGCGTAGGATTTATCATCTTAACTACTTTCTTCGCCCCAAGAGCTTTCCAGCAGACAACAAATAAGTTGGCGAACACTTCCACATCGAAAAATACGATTGGCTTTTCTTTCTCCGGTTCTGCGTTCTCAGAAACAGCCTCTTTCTCCTCAGAACAGAAATGCATTTCAGTCACAAGATCCAAACACGCACTAGCCTGATTAGTACTGTTATTCGCGAACGCTAATATCCTTGGCCTAAGGTCTCTGACATCATATGTCATACCAGACTCATAAGCATCCTGAAGCACCTTAAATATAAAGTCGACCTCGGGCTTAGTAGCGCCATGATGCTTCTTTTCAAGACAATCAAATATAATAGTTCGTATAGCCTTCTCGTTCTTTACCGTCTCGAAATTAACCATTTTCTTCGCTCCTTTCATTGGCAATCCCGAATTAATCTTCTTAATTGGTAAAGCATTACACTTAGACAACCTCCTCCTAAGAGAAGCGTTGCCCGAAAATACTTTTATCTCGATGTTCTCATCGAACACGCGGCTAAGCCTAGAAACATCGCCCCCATAAATATAATGGAGATGAATTCCTTCACCTCCTTTGCTCAGTTCAGCATATGTCTCCGGCCACTGTTCTGCCGCTTTCTTATTTAACTCATAGGATTTATTCCCATCCTTATCTTTTATGTCAAAGTCAATGACAATATGATTCTCTGGAACACGGACGTAATGAAGTTTATGCGTATCTAAATCGCGCAATATAGTGTCCACATTCTCCCATTTCTTCTTAGGCTTCTCAGAAGCTGTCGCATATTGAGCAACGCAATTCGCACACTCCTTATCAAATATAGATTCCTGTTCACTCAGATCGAGCCATGAAATATCCGCTTCTTCTGCAGGTTTATCATTATTGCTCTTCTCGCTTGTAAACTTGTTTTTCTTAAATCCGAAATATGCACTATACAGACTCTGGCCATCAATTCTCGATCTATCCTTATAGTCATCATAATATGTTTTGAGTTCTTCCTTAAAAGTCCTCTTCATCATAGGATGACCAATATTGGCATCAACGCAATATGTCTTGTATAGTCTCCAAGCCTCATTAAGGGTCATCGGATCTGAATTTGTAAAATCGAAGTAATATTCTTCGATGAAGTTGTACATATCATTTGTCGCGCTTATCATCGAGACTGGAATATAATCATCATAGTAAGTCTTGTCCTCTTCATAAATATCAAGACAGTGCTTAGCTATCGCTCCAAGCTCGAAACTTATCTGATTCATCAAACGATTATACTTTCGCTTCGACACAAGATTACCAGACGGGTTCACATCGATAAGCCTTCGAATTATACCTGACTTACTATCGGTTATCTTTACAGGCCTGTTCGTGCCCATCATAAGCATCGCCTGAAATTTATCGACATACTGTGATTTGAATTTAAGATCCACAGTCATCTTCTCATGAGAGACTATGCTGTTAAGTCTTGTATTATCCTCGATTCTACTAAGATCTCCATCGTGCTGAATCGCAACGAGAGGATTGTTCTTAAATGGTTCTAGTACGAAACTCGCAGAGCTTGACCCAAGGGCCTTGGCATCGAACATGGAATAATATCCGTCAAACAGCTCCTGCACAATATTAAGAACCGTCGACTTACCAGTACCTGACGAACCATAAAATACAAGAAACTTCTGAAGCTCCTTTGAATCGCCACTGACTATTGAACCAATAGCCCATTCGATCTTATGCCTATCCTCTGGAGAATATAGTGTGCCTATCAATTCGTCCCAGGCAGATATGTCGCCTTCTTCCAAAGCGTATGACAATCTCTTACTTGCGTAATCTTTTTTGTTGACCGGCGTATTCGAGAATATAATCTTCTTGTCCAGAGCGTGATAATTATCGATAAGCTGCTTCTGAACATACTTATGCCACTTATCGATCATACCCGAATCGACATCCCACATATGAAGAACCCTCGCTCCCTCATACTCAGGATGGTCTTCCTTATACTTATCAAGCTCGGCATCGATCATATCTACCGCATCATTCTGACTTGTAGACCAGAGCCCCTTTTCTTCGTTCCAGATAGCATAAAAATCACCTCCGCGAATCATTAAATCTTCGCCCGATTTAGCCACAAATTTTGGATAGATTTCAAGCAAACCTTTCTTCCCAGTTCTGACGCTTACTCGTAGAAAATCCATCGAAAAAACGCCTCCTTTCTAGCAGGTGTGTGAATTTGTGAAAAATTTTCTTACTTTTATTAATTTTTATTATTTTTTTCGCGTATAAGGGTTAAGTATAAAAATAAAACGCACAAATTCACACAAAAAGTGCCATTTTTTACCGTTTTTTGGCCTTTTTTGCCTAAAAATCGTAGTTTTTTGCTAACCAGAACTGCACTTGTCTCCAAATATCTGTCTCCGAAATGTCCGTTTTTTCAAAATTTTTCACACAAAAACCCCGATTTTGAGTTTTACACACATTTTTCACACACTTTTTCACACACTTTTCATCCTCAAAATTCGGGCCCCAAATATGAACAATTTTCCAAAACCATTCGTCAATTCCTATGTCAAAATCAGGCATAATTTCGACACGGATACGCCTGGCCAGAGCGATCAGCATCTCGAGCCATGAGCAGGCATCATCCACCCACTCACCATCGTCGTACTGATACTCGGAAATATAATCCTGCCTCAGGTCAATTCCATCATGCGCACGATTATTATCTCTCGGCACCGACCAGGTAAATTCCGTGTCATAAAGAAAGGAGATGAGATTGGAATTTCCGCTATGAGTTTCAAGATCAATCAAATCGCACAGCCAAATATAATAGTTATCTGGCCATTCGAAATGTTTATAAGACCTACTCATAGTAATCCCTCCGTTTAATCGTCACCAAGCAGCATGCTGTAGCTGCCAAATACTTTCGAAATCTCATAGTCTTCCTTGAGCTGCTCATTACGAATATAACAGCAACTCTCCAGCGAGTTCTCAAACGACTCAAGATTTGCTGTACCGACCGTGTCGACGATACTCACAACTGCTCCTTCATCATCTGTGTTCTCGCCCTCATCAACCAGAGTTCCGTCGTCCATATAATATTGAAGTTCCTTCTTCGCGTATCCGAGTGTCGGCTCATCAAAGTCATCAATGTCTATGAAATATGGCTTGATGATGTCCTCTTCGCGAGGATGGTCCTTCATCGCAACATCTGTAGATGCGGAAAATGTATGATACTGAAAAGCTTCGCTAGCCTCAGGTTTTGTAATCATTCCCGATACAAATATAGTTTGCTCGTCCTTCTCAGTTTTCTTTTCCGGTTCTTTCTTCTCTTCTGTTTTTCTCATAGCCCTTTTCATCGATTCAATTTCAGAATCTGCCCTTTCAGATTCTCTCTTCTCAAAATATGATTTGGTACAAAGGACGCCAAGCCCGGCACCGACGCCCAATGTACCTATATAAGAAAAGAGGGTAAACAGTTTTTTCATGATGTCACCTCTAAATCTTATCAACTATAACTCCGTCAAGCTTCGGATCAATGAGGATCTTCTCAACGTACTCATCAGTCATCTCGTCATAGACCCAGACCTTACGAATATCCATAGCTATCTTGTCAGCATCGCGGTCCTGCTTTCTGGAAATATAACCACGAACGAATGCTCCAGGAACTTCATCTCTGTCAAGTCCGAACGCGTCCAGAATCTCGAACATCAGAAGGCTGCCGTTACAATATAAGTTGTCAGAGCACTGGTTCTTTAGCATGCCTGCGATAAACATGTTATGGTCTATGTCATGTCCGACATAAGACCCGCATCTTTCATCAAATATAAATGCGTCACCGCTGAGTTCGCCGTTGATAACCTCGGCACCTTTGACTTTCTTCTTTTTCTCCTTATCATCCGTCCTTTCGATTATCTCAATATCTTTAGTGCGGATGTTGTTGTAGAAACGCTGCTCCTCTTCTTCTCCGACTCGTTCTCTCATGTCATCACGATAGCGCTTTAATATAGCTTCCGAGCCTCGAAGTGCGGTGAAGAGTTCAACATTCTCCTTTTTAAGCTCTTTGGCTGATTTATATGACCCGCCAAGAAAATACGCTGTAATCGCCAATATTGCGGCCGTAGGGGCATAGTTAGCGCCCACCTTGCATGCTGTCGATAAATATACTTTTGTGAGTTCTCTTTTATAAGCCTTAGCGTCGTCGATGGTCTCAGTGATTGCAGCGCCATCGTCTGACACCTTCTCGAGTGTAATGTGCTTGTCTTTTACTTCCTCGACCTTGGCATTGTGCTCGTCCAAAATATCCTCAAGATTCAGAGTGGCGATACAGGCGCTTACGATAGCTGCTCCACCGCAGATGCCACCAAATATAATTCCGAGTTCTGCTTTATGCTCGCTTGCCTTTGCCGGCAGTTCCATTACTTTTGAAATAATACTCATGATTCACTCCTTTAATCTAAATGCTTCATTTTAGGCAGATTCAGCAAATATCCGCCCCTTACTCTTTCGACTGATGCACCGTTCAGATCTGTCCAACCCCAGTTGTTGTCTGTGAAGTTGCCTGAGCGGTTCAGAATATCATTCAAATCAGCCTTAGTTACGATGTGGTATTCCTCAAATATGACCAGCATCTTCTCAAGAACGAGTTCTGCAGGTCCTCTTTCGCGAAATATAAGTTCCTCTTCATCCGTACGTTCTTCTACTCGTCTTGCGCGAGTTCTTGTCTCGGATGATCGGCGACTGCTGTTCGAATAGTTGTTGTAGGAAATATAAGTCTGGTTGTTCTTGGAGCTTGACCTTCCAGAGCCTCCGAACAGGATCATGTCCAGACCCTTATTAGCCATATCGAATATGGTTTCTTTGATTGCAGGAATCAGAACGTCATTTATCAGGTATGATCTGACGTCATTAATGTCTCCATTAAAAAGAATATCGCCCAGTTTCTTACCGACTGAGCGCTTCCTGCTTACAAACTCGTCCCCGTTGATCACACTTTCAACTTTCTTCTCTTTTGGGACGTCAGGTTTGTTGTCGTATATAGTAGGTAGATTCACCTGAGCCATAGAGCCTCCTCCCATGTGGCAAAAATATAAGTCTTGTCGGAAAAAGTAAGAGACCATGTAAATTTTACGATGGCCTCCAACTTTACTTATTTGAGGAAGTCCTCTTCAGGTTCATCCTCTTCTGTTTCTTCTTCAATTTCTACAGGACTATTATCTTCGTCTGTATCAATAACAGGTTCTGCGTCGACGACTTTAACGTCGATCTTTTCAAATATAGCATTAACCTTCTTGCAGGCGTTTTCAGCCTTCTCAACATTCTTATGAATGCCAGATGCTACTACTGCAGCGACCGCTGTAGTTCCGCCCCACTGAGCAACCTCAACACAACACTTTTTTACTGTGCTGAGATTCTCAGGGGTGAGCTTCTTTACAGCTTCCTCGACCAGTACTTTTGCTCCAGCGCTTCCTGCTGCTGTGAGAAGAATTTCTGTGCCTTTCCAAATTACTGCTTCTATTGCCATTTTGTTTTCGCTCCCTTCTTTATTCAGCGTAGAATATAATAGTGGAGGATCGAAATTGGTTTATCCTCCATTATATGGGTTGTAATTCTTGCGAGTTATGTAGCAATTGGCGAAAAATAAAGAGCCTTGTGTAAGGCCCTTTACTCTTGGATACCATATTAAGTTGTTAGAATATACCTATTCTGCTGACTCCTCAGCCTTCGCTTCTTTCTTGGCAGCTTTCTTGTCCTTATGATCTTTGACTTTCTTCTTTATGAACTTGCGTCCCTCTACGGCTCCGACTGTAGCGCCGATTCCGATGAGGAGACCAAGACCCACAAATATGAATCCAGTCTTGTCTGTAGGTGCTTTAGCTACCTCATTAACTGTAGCGTCAACTGTTTCAATGATTGTTTCGTTGTTAGTAGGCATTTCTATGCTCCTTTCTTTGTATAGAAAAATATGTGTGTATACCCTTCATTATATGCGTTGTAATTTTTGCGAGTTTTCGGGCCAATCCTCTGGTTTTATTCTGATTACAGGCTCGTCAAGCGAAAAAATAGAAGCCCGGCAGAGTCTGTCGAGCCTTCTATTTAATTCCTTAAGTTCTTTGTGTATTGCCTGTAATTCCTTATCGGTGCTGGAATTACTTGCCATAGTTTACACCTCCGACCATCCGGCGAGCTTACTTCCGAGATATAAGTTTTCATCGTCGTCCTGATCTTCTTTGTATTTCAGATCAGGGTCGTTAATCTTCAAAGCCGCAACGGTTCTTCCGCTCGCAAGTTCCTGCCAGACAAATTCCGGCTCAATGATTCCTGTAAGCTTCGTGCTCCATCCAACTTCCATATCAGCGGTGGATGATATCAGGTTGAACATATCACACCATTCATCCTTGCTGATGAAATAGCCATTGTTGATGCGATCGTTCAGTCTATTTACACGTGCTTTGATGTCTTCCATCTCCATATAAATATACTGACCGGTCAGAAGGTCCAGAAATACCGTTCCGCCATAAGCAGGCATCGGTTCCGGTGCATTCTTGATCTTGTCTTTTACGATCTCTTCATGCATCTTATCGACTTCCTTATCGCCAAATATCTCTCTGGCTTTAGCGTCGATCTCCTTTTCGTTTGACTCATACATACTAGCCAGCGCAGCTGCCGCCGCATAACGCTTTTCGGATTCTGTCAAACCCGCAAATGCGCATGCGATAGCAAATACACCTGCTGTGATGCACGGCGCAAATATACGCGCGTAGTCTTTCCAGGTTATTTCTGCTCCTTCATCTCTCAACTTCTGGAATTCCATTCCAGCTTTGACCGCGAGAAATATACCTCCAGCAGTAGCTCCCGCAGATACTCCGATCAATGCCTTTGGCATGTACTTTCCTGCGTTAAATGCTATTGTCTTTCCGATCTTGAATAATTCCTGTTTCATTGTGTTTCTCCTTTCTTCGCTACACAAAAATATGGAGGACAGGAATTTTATCCTCCATTATATGCCTTGTAAATCTTGTGAATCTTTCACCACATCGGCGTCCAGCTCCATGTTGAGCATGGGCTCGATGCTGCAGCGAAGAATATAAACATCACCCTCAGGAGCGTCATCAAGTCGTTCAAGGTTTATCTCGAACAACTCTCTCGCATAGAACGACTCGTTCCAGTAGTGATAGTCGGCATATGATTCATCAAGGAACCAGCCAATATCGCTGCAGATTGGAAGGTTGTACTTTGCATTCTTGAAATGCTTGAGCAGGAACCAATACTCTACACCGCTTTCCTTTCCGAGTATGCGATTCATCTCGCGTTCGCAGTGATCTATCTCCTTTTGTGTAGCTTCGAAATATTGATCGGTGATCGGGTCATAAATAAGGAACGCGTCAGAGTTCTTTCTCTTTGGAGGCGGGTTCTGAGAAATATGCTCCCTGATTATTGCATCCTCAACGCTCCTGTCATTCTCTTCGCCATAAAGTTCACGATTCTTTTCGCGATACTCCTTAAGGTGCTTCTTGTACCATGCGGCAACGCTTACTGCATTAGCCACCTGTGCAGAATATCCATGCATTGATGTCATGAAGCATCCTGTGGCAAGGATTGTCGGAAGGCCGACCTTCAGACCGTAATACTTGCCGATGATCTCCGCCTTTTTCTTAAGCGGCACGGACTTATCACAAATATACTTCCGTCCGTATCCATCCTCCGTAAGCTCGAATGTTCCGATTATGCCTCCTACTGTGGCGACACCTCCGAACGCCATACCCATGCCCATTGTGATGTGGGGCATTACGTCTTTAACCTTTGAAATATCCATCGTTGCTCCTTTCTGAAAATATATGCAAAACAAAAAGGGCCATGTAGACCCTTCGTTTTAGGAATTGTAAATCTTGCGAGTTAGTCCTCGTCAAATAAGGCGCATCCCTGCCTGCATCTAGGATAATCTCCTCCGCAGGCACGACAGCCCTCCGGAATATAACCATCGTCATACTCCTCTATAGAAGGTGTCAATCCGCCGCCAGCTTTTTCATACCTTTCGGCTTCCTCAATGTTCTTCCTTATAAGTGGGCTAAGACCCCAGTACCATTCGTCTTTTTCCATAATTCTCCCTCCTTTGGAAGAATTATAGCACTTTTTCCCTACTGCGTCTTCCTTACTTTAAATATAAGATAGTCTGCCACAGGGAGTTCTTCGAGTGGTATGTCGATTTGCATTTTGAACATGTCGTCTTCCGGGTTGGTAAGATTCACAAAGAAATATCCATCCGGGCGTCTAACCACCCAACAAACGAATGAAAATATAAGGCCTATCAGAAAGCCCATAATGAGCAACAACAGAATCATCTTTGTTTCGAGCATTTCTCCCTCTCCTTCTTTTCCTCCATCCTGCTGCAATTACCGGATATCACACAGCATGCATAAGCCGATACAAGAGATATCGTACATAGTATTAGCAGGACGATTTCAACTATCATATGCCTAGTCATGTCAGACTCACCCCCGATAAAGTTTTCATTTTACTGCATTCTCTACATGTCAGATCGCAATTAGTATATCCTTCCGGACCGAGTGTACACTGTATTGCCCAAGCACCCTTTTCGTCATCCCATGCCTGATCCGAAAACCAGCAATCAAATGGGCTCATCGGCATTTCATCTACTAGAATTTTCATCGTCTATTCTCCTTTTCAATCTCCGCTTTGCAAGTCTACGATTCATTTTCTTCGCCTTGCTCCAACCTCCGTGATTACTCGCCCATGTCGCAAACCACCTCGAAAAGCGGTCTTCCTCAGTTAGTCGCTTTAAATCACTTCGGCTACTCATCTCTTCCAAGCCTTTCAATCTCTTTTAGTGATAGGGGTTTAAACTCTAATTGATCTTTTGGAACGGATATAAATGAATTATCTTCCAATTGAAATAAGTACACCTCGGTACCATTAGAATCAGTAGCTTCAAGATATTGCATCTTCTTCCCCTTCCTCTGACGGTGGCTGATAGTCTCGAAATTCCTTCTTCAGCCTCTCCACCACTTTCGGATTCTTGCTGAGATATACGTCTTCCATCTCGCAAAGAAAAGCGATATTGCAGGCCAGATGCCAAAGATGCGGTAAACCTGACTCAGAGTCAACGGATCTTGGATCGTCAAGGTACCCGAGAAAGTGTCTGTAAGCCGCATCTCTATATCGTTCTGGCTCGACTCCTCTCCAGTTGTCAGGTCCTCCGTCAGGATACTTATTGTTTCCATATTCCCTAATGGCTGCCACGTCCCAGATGATTCTTCTAGGTACCAAAGACAGCTTTGCTTTTCCGTAGTCTTGCTTGGCATGGTAGTTCACCTCCTTTTTCTCAGTAGAATCCTCACTCATAGCAAAATTCTTTTTAATGTAATCCAGAATATATTCATCAGAGAATCCATTATGGGAAAACTCGCCACACTCAGGGCAATAGTACCTATGCTGAACCGGATTACTCACAAGACCTACAGATTCATCACAAAATATAAATGCCCCGCAGATAGGGCATTTGATATCGGTTTCTCTAACCATACTATTTTGGGATTTAACTATCGTTTCTTCTTGTGCGATATAACTATTGGCATATTCTTGCATGTCTTCGTCAGATTCTGCTGCGTGTGCAAATCCACAGCCTGGACAGACGTATGTATACTCTATAGTATTCGACGGCGTTTGGCGGTGGAGAAAGTACTCGTGGCATTTTGGACAAGTTATTTGAGTGGTAGAAATGTCATACATAAATATCACCTCCTAACATTTCACCTGTGGTGTCCCGAGCGTACAGTTGCATATACCGGAACCGCCATTTGACGGGTGATTGCTGCAGGATTTGCATGCATCGGACATTGGCCAAATTTTCTGACCATCTTTATAAATAACTATTGGATCCGGGTCAAAGCAGCTTTCACACCAACTACTGTTCATCTTCTATCTCCTTTCCATACGGACAGAACCCATTGCCCCCAAGTTCGTCTCTGAACCTCTGGCACCAAGGGAAATTCATTCTGCAGTTTTCGCACTGGACAACTTCCAAACATTCCAGATTCTGTCTATAGGCGCACTGAGGAGCCCAGCAAGATCCAGGTAAATCCTCTATGAATGCCGGCTCATTAAGCTTGACTATATATAATTTATGATCCCCAAGTTTATCCACGAATTTGTTGACTAATTCCCTTTCTATACTCTTGGTGACATAATCTATAAAATCGGAAGGATGTTCCCTATCGAGATACACCTTGTCGAATATCTGTTCAGCACGTAGAATCATTTGTCTTCCTCCTTCATCATATTGTTATAATCTGTAAGAGGCTGATAATCATAAGCTTTTTCAAATTTACGATTATCTTCTAAGATCTCCTTTGCTGCTTTTCGCCCCTTGATCTTCGCGTAAATATCTTTCATGATCTGCTCGAGATCATCTATCTGTGCATATGCTCCAAGATCCATTACTGTGATGCTCCTTTCATAATATCGATTATTTCCTCGTAGGTTTCTTTGACAACAACTGCACTTCCACCAAAGTCAATAAACGTTCCTCCGTTTCGTCCATCCCAAGGATAAAAGAAACATACATTATCAAAATTAACTAGTACTGGTATAGTTTCGTCATGATCGCTATATTTGTTTAAAAACATGAATTTCATTTCTTCTCCTTTACAGCAACCTTCATAGCCTCACGGAATATGTTGTTGTAGTTACCCTTGTTGCCGAGCATTTTCTTGAGATAGCACATAGCTATGCCAACCTCATCTTCCCATACATCCTCGCTGGAGCATCTAACTGTCGTTTTGGTTCCGTCTGTCCAGAGAATCGTAGTTGCTGGCCCACAGAATATAACTTTCTTCGGATGTGGTCTGCCATCCTTTTTCATAGCCGGTACATTCCAGTATTTAGTCGTTGGATAACAATCGGCAGTAATTGCTGTGGAATCCAATCCTAATAGTGTAATATTATCCACCGTCGTCTTATCTCCAAATATAGTCGTCATCTGAACAACCTCCTTACAAGCTTCTTTTCCTCTCTGTTGCGGAATTCGCGATCAACCGAGCGATTCGCAATGATGCGTCCGACAAGTATCCCGATTCCTGAAATATCCAGACCTGTCAGTCTGAAGTATCTCGCGCAGCTATCCTCGTGGACCAGCTCCATAAATATCTCATCATTCTGGCGTACGCATTTGATGCTCTCGATGTTGCTGATTGGTAGTGCGTATGCTGCAACCGTGTTGTTTACATAGTCTTCGATCTCTCTATAGAATTTTCCTGTGTTAGTTGGCATGATTGTTTCTCCCTTCAAAATATAAATCGAAGAACTCCACAGTTCTCCGATGTCTTTCTTTACCAGTAAGTGATGTGTAGATTCCTTCTACAGTCTCATCGTCTATTCCGTACTTTCTTGCCATTGCCTGAATCCAGATTCTGTCGTTCTCTTTTCTTAGCTTTTCCACTTCCATTTCCCTGCTCCGTCGTCGCTGCCGTGAATAACATGTCATAAAGTGCTTCGTTTGTAGCTTCATCATCTATAAAGCCCTGCGTAACGTTTCCCGGTGAAAATATCATCAAATGCATGTTGTCCTCCTTAATAAATCATGTCTCTTGTGAATGTGTATGGGATCCCATACTCCGACTCGATTCCTTCTAATTCATATCCATACGGGGCACCACCGAGGATACGCGCGCTGTTCTTTGGCCTACAGACTCTGGAAATAGCTGCTTGTTGACCGTTATACTTCATCATTCCAGAGGTTACCGCCTTATCGTCTTTGTACAGGCGGATAGTCACAACACTTCCTTTTCTCAAATATCTATTGTCATTTGCCATTATTATTTCTCCTTCTCGGTGGACGCATTGACATTCTAACGTCGTATCCGGCTTCCCTTAATAAACGATTGTAGTAGTTAGCAAGACGAGCCTTATCTGTACCCGCCATTCGAATATGGTTCTCCGCGTCATATGGATCGATACCTGTCTCGTCATACACATCTCCGGTAGTAAGGTCCAGTAATTCGCGAATATAACGCCATTCAGACGCTTTCCATTCCAGTATTGTTACATTCATTATCGATACCTCCTAAGCATTCCTATTCAGGCCCAGCACTATTTTTAATCCGCATCCCGGACAATAGTTATAGTCCTTGGCGTACTGCTTCGGGATAAGAATTCGACATTTTGTACACTTATAAGCTTCTTTTGAGCCATTAAATGTGCTGTAGAACGCTGGCTCCAACGTTGTTGTCGGTGGTCGATACTTAGGTATGTCCGAAATATAACTTTTGTATTGTTCGAGCTCACTCATCCATTTCTCTTCCGGATCAGGGTTAAAGTTCAGCGCCTGTTCACGCTTTATGACGTCCTCATTTCTCATTCTCATTACGCGTCCTCCTTCTCTTCGAACTTCACAGGAATCTGGCTTCCTTCTCTGGCGCCAACCTCCAGGCACTCGTTACATGGGTCTTTCCATCCATCAAGATCCTGGTGCTTACACTTCTTGCAATATGCCTCGAATGCTACAAACTTCTTGTTCATTTCAGTTCCTCCCGTCTTTTTCTATCACTACTACTGCAGGGTAATCTCCCACTCTCTGCGGTTCGTACTTATGCTTCAGGTACTTGGCTCTTATCGCGTTTCTCTTATGCAGCGAAATATACTTGTTAGTTGTGCGCGTGCATCCGGCCATATAGCCTATCCCAAGACCGACGCTGGCCGATACGGCCGCCACGAATATGTTATTCATTGCAGTACCTCTTTCATCTTATCTGTCACGCAAAAGCTTCCATTACATAGAATATAATTGCTTCTTCCGCGTCTCCGTCTCGGCATCTCAACGAGGTTAAATTTCTTGACTATTCTGTCACGAGCCTCTGTTGAACATCTAATTACTACGTCGGGAGTTCCTTTACGTTTACTTTCTTTTCGATAATCAACGTATTCTATATCCCGCATCTTTTTACAATTCTCCACAAAAATATATAAGTATTCACGATCTGTGTACTTATCTTCGATAAGATGTCTATACTCATCAAAAGGATCTTCAATAAGCCGAATGCACATAAATACGTTTCCTGTTTCCATCTCTTCGCTCCTTTCTTTTGCTAAAAAATATAAAGGAGCCATGTAATTCATGACTCCTTCTCTTCGATAGAGACGATAAAGTCTCCTAATGTCTTTCGTACAAGATCCTTCTGATTCTCACTCATTCGGATCAAATATATAACATCTCTTCCCTTTCCGGGTCTGGATTCTTTTACCGTATCCCATAGATGAAAATCCTCATATGGGAGATGGCTGAATGCCAGAAATAAGAGTTGGTACTTTCTTGCTCCTTCTTGCGTGAGAACTAACTTCCAGATCTTCTTCGTATTACGACCTCTGAGTTTCATTACTCTTCACCTCCTATCATTATAGGAGTTGTAATTGTTGCGATTTTTTTCTGCATTCGTTAATCAGCATAAACATCTCACACCATCTCAGAGCCGTAAGAACAAATTGTCTATTTCCGTTGTACCAATTATTCTGGCACATTCTTGCATGAACTTTTCTACTTACGAGATATAGGTTGTCCAATTCACAGTTCTCAGTATTTCCATCTAGAAATATAAGAAAGCTGCCTTCTGGAATTGGCCCGTTCACCTCCTCCCAAACCAAATCGGACTTCCTTTTCCAATTTGTGGAATATAAACGGTTGTAGTCGTTTCCCTGTTCGAAATGTTCATCCGCCACTTTAACCCAGACATAGCCGCTACGAACAACTTCATCTCCGATTTTGTATTTAAGAGCCTTTCGTTCGCCGTCTTTATACTGGCCTTTATTGGTTGATCTACCGAGTCCAAGTCGTTTTGTACATAAGTCGCTCATAGACCATCTGTTTATGCTTGTACCGAACCGCACATTAAATAAGTCGGTAAGTTCAGAATATGTTAGGTCGCGTCTTTGAGCTTTGACCCATTCTATTTGCTCGTTAGTAAACGGCTTGTATCTAGGCCGCTTAAGTCCAAGATTAATGCATTTTGTCATGACAGCTGACTCACTGAGTTCGGTACAAAAATGACCGTTAAAAAGAGCAGTTAGCTCCGGATAAGTCAAGTCGCGACTCTGCGAAGCTAACCACTGTTCTTCTTCCTTAGAATATATATGGCGAGGGGCTTTCATCTTAGCCCACCACCTTATCTATTCGCTTAGTTTTACCCGACATCTTATCGGTTCTAAGCGTGATGTCAGCAATATTTACCATCTGCTTGGCGACTTTTGATTCATACTCGGCCTTTTTCAGAACTGCATCATAGTTTTTATCGTTGTAGGCTGTGGAATGAAGTTCCGCAATAGTTTCGCCAAGAAGGTCAAAGATAGTTTTAAGTGTCATAGTATCACCCCTTTTATTAGTTGTTCTTACCAAAAGAATAAGAGCCCTGCTGTTTCCAGTAAGGCTCTGTCACGGTGTCGTCCAATTCGGAAATATACTCGAGATACGCATCCCGATCTTCGAACTCCATTAGTCGTTTGTACTTGTCAACGTATCCCCAATAGCTTCCGTTTCGGGATTCGTTCCCAAATATAGTTCCTTCCATTGCGTCCTCCTATTCTCCAGGGAACATCAGCGAAAATAATTCATCCATGACCCCCGGGCTGTCCAGATTGATAACGCCGATCTCTCCATCTGCATACTCGACAGTAGCAAATGCTTTATCGATTGGTGCGTTCTTCAGGATATCAAATGGTCCCTCGCCAGTTACCTTCTCCCAGTCCTTTACATAAACGGTCTTGAGATTCTTCACCTCCCATACAGTGAGGCCAACATAACCGGCAACACATCCCGCCAGAAATGCTGTTGTAAGCAATGTTTCATTCTCCTTGGCAAACGCCTTAGCTCTTTCCTTGAGTGTCATCTTTTTCATCTTTTTTCTCCTTTCTATCGATGAGTTAAATCTTTTATGGCAAAGAAATATACGAGTCGTTATTCTGACTCGTATACTTCGTCGACAACCAGGTTTGTATTGAATAGAAAATCATACAACCATTCAGTTATTTCGTCCTCTCTGACTTTCGGATCTACTCTTCCGACTATCCAAAATATGATAGTCATAATGCTGAACAGACCAACAACAGCCAGGAATCCATCAAAAAATGTCATAATAAATCTCCTTTCACAACCGTAAGTTATGCCTATGTGTCACTATAGGCGTTGTAAAAGTTGTGAGTTTTAAGCAAAAAGGAAGAGGATAGGTAATTTATCCTCTTCCGTATTTCTAAGCGAGCTTGTCCGCCGTAATAAGCGTATGCGCCAGCTCGAGTGACTCGATTTCGTTGTTGAGCTCAGCAATCTCTTTGCTAAGCTGAGCAACTCTAGCTTTACGCTTATTGATAGCAGCTACTATCTCGTTCGGTACAGTAGATTCTATCCTATCCTCGTCCTTTTCAGGTTCTGCAACTACAATTTCCTTCTCAGGTTCTACATAGTCGTCCTTGAAATCTCCGTCAAGTAAGTCTGAAACGGAAACGTCGAAGAAATCGGTAGCAAGCCTCTTCATCTCCTCGAATGTTTCTTCTCTAGGAACGGTCTTGCCACTAAGGTACTTTGGAATATACGTCGGATGAATGTCCAATACATTCGCCAGTTCCTTATTGCTAAGACCATTTCTCTCAGAGAGAAACCTGAGGTTGGTGAAAAATGCTACACTTTCTTTTCTTCTGATTTCACGATCCATAACGTTACCATCCTTATTCCAGTAATATGCCATGATAGTCTCCTTTCATGATCTCCAATAATGTGTTGCATTATATGCGTTGTAATTTTTGCGAATGCATGTTTGGAATTAAGCAAAAATAAAAGCCCGCGTATAATTTGCGGGCAGTTATTTCATACTCCATAGTTGGAGTCCACAGCAAGAATGAATCTATCAGGCTGATAAATCCACCAGTCGTCTAAAACATTATCGTGCATAAGGATTGCCGCTTTCGGCTGTTTCTGAAAATATAATTCGCAATGTCTGTAAGCTTCCCTGAAATCATCACTGTCAGACAGCCACAGCGGTTCGCCGATTGCGTCCTTATACAGATATACGTCATAGTTAAGTTTTCCGCCTTTTTTGGACTTTTCCATAATGACTCCTTTCTCACTACGTTATAACCTTCATTAAAGGAGTTGTAATTTTTGTGACCCAATGGCAAAAAATATAGGGATTGCCGAATCTGACAACCCCTATGGTTCTACTTCAGAACTCTCATATCATCGAGAATATCCGGAAGTTTTTCTCCAGCATCTCTGCGCTTATCAATCATAAGCCATTCCTTGTTGGACAGTTCTCTCTTGAGATAATAGTAGTGGCCTTTCGACGGGTCATAGCAGCGCAGTTTCAGCTGAGAAGCTTCTTTGTTGTCACGATATTCCTTAATAGCGGCTTTCCCAGCATACTGGGCTGCGGCTATTACACCACTCGTGATCAAAGCGGCTTTCTCAGGATTCTGTTCCGCCCACTGTTTTGCCTTAAATATAGCGCCACGTGCTCTGAACTTTGCCTGTCCGATTTTGACTTTGATTTCTTCTTTGTTGATCGCTTTCATTTCGCTTTCCTTTCTCCTCAAAAATAGATGTATCTGTCATTATAGGAGTTGTAAAAGTTGCGAATTGAAGGCAAAAAAGAAAGCCCTTGTAAAAAGGGCTGAGTTGGAGACTACTCCATAGATCTTACGATGTCTTTTATGCTGAACCAGTCATATTCACGGTTGACCAGCTCGATTGCTGTTTTGCACTGCTCAGTTGTACTACAATATCTGAGCACCTGCTTCATATCCCAGCTCGACCATCCGTGTTCCGCCATAGCATCAACTACGGCGCTTTTATCGCAAACCGGCTCTGCGAAAATATCGCTAAAGAACTCTCTCTGTTCTATTTCATCAGCTTTTTCGATCTTTTTCTCTTCGGCTTTCTCTTTAATTCTGTTGTACTCTTCGCATACCTCGATGAGTGCGTTAAAGAAATTGTTCCACTTATTACTCATGGTTTTGTCCTCCTATAAATATGCATGAGTGGTAATATCTTTGCATTATAAGAGTTGTAATTCTTGCGAGTTCCACTCGTCTTTACGTAATGGTTTCATACGCAGAGCCCACATAACTTGTCTTACCGACACGGTAGGATATAAGCCGTCGTTCTCCCTTCCGCTGTTCTTTTCGAAATATGCTTTAAATCCTGGCTGCTCCACTATCAAATCAGCAAGCCACGATTCAATTGGTCCGTACCAAAATATTTTGAGTTTGGCATTGAACCTCCTTTGGACAATCGCCAGACCCTTATCTTCTACTTTAATTAATGTGCACTTGGAATATAACAAATGTTCGCATGTGTATGTGTACCGTCTGGTACTGAATGCTCCATTCGGCTTTTCTGTATAGTATCTCATTTGGCAAAAAATATAGGCGATGTAGAATCTACACCGCCTTTTTAGGATGGAATTATTGAATTCGAATGTTAGGTTTTTGCATCCACTTCTCAATTATGTTCTTGATTGGGAACTCTGAATTGTTGATTATCATGCCGCTGATGTTGATGACCGTAATAAAAGCGCAAGCCAGTCCAGTCTGGGCGATTGGTGCATTCCACCATTTGCCGCTGTTCCTCGCAGACTGTTCTTTGATCTCGACTTCCTGCTGTTTGATTTCAAGATCGCGTTTCCTATCTGCGGCCGCGGCAAGATTTTCCTTCTCTCTAATCTCAAGTTCTTTCTTCTTGAGATCGAGTTCCCGGTTCTTTCTTGCGACGTCCTCCAGATATTCGCAATTCCTTCTTTCTTTATCAGCTTCCTGAATATACTGATCAAAGCCCTGCGAAGTATCAGCCAGCAATAGCTTGTACAGTTTTTCATAACCGTCAACATACTGACTGAACTTACTCTTCTTTTTCGGGTCTAATTCCGTTTCTGCGTCAGTCGACTCGATTTTTTCTTTCATCAAGTCCAAGAGTTTTACCAAATCGTCGCGCATAGTGATTTCGTTATCTTCGTTCATTATACTTCTCCTTTCGAATCACATAAAAACTCCGTCATTATAAGAGTTGTAATTCTTGCGAGGATAGTTTCCCTAAATATAGCCCTGTCAAGCTGCGGTTCCACGAGTTTTCGATGTCCAAGCTCAACTATTCCACCTCCAATTCCTATGTGAAAATATAAACCCAGAAGCTCGTATAGCTCCTCTAACACCTCCTCGTTCTCAGCCATGTCTCGAACTCCTCCTTCACGATTCTATATGGTTGCCCAGACTCCCTTGGCAATACCGGACAGCCTTTCGTATTTAGCAGTCTGGTTGCTTCTTTTCTGCTGAAGCCGTATAATCTCATCACATCCCCTATCCCTATGATCACGATGTCTGTATACATAGTCTCCTCCTTGGCTGAAAATATAATAGTCCAAATAGCCTATGTCAAAAGCCAAGGATAGACACAAATTTAAACGAATGTTAACGTTTGGGAAAGGATGGAAAAGAAGCAAAAAATATAGACATTGTAAGAAACGCGAGTACTTACAAAAATACATTAAAGGAGGTGATTCAGTGGGTCGAACTAAAGGATCTGGTGCAGGATCCGTCTACAAAAGAGGTAACAAGTGGAGAGGTCAAATTATAGTTGATGGCGAAAGATTGTCATTCACAGCAGACAAAAAGAAAGATGTGCTTGACTGGTTTGCTCAGGTAAGAAACGAGCCTGTCATTAAAGCACAGGACTACACGGTCGAGGACTGGTTTGAAATATACTTTGAGAAGTATTATCGACCAAAAGTCAGAGACAATTCCTACAATGGCGCAACGTCCTTGATCAGCTATCATTTGTATCCGGTTTTAGGCGACGTCAAGCTTCAAGATCTGACAACTGACAAGATCCAGTCTGCTATTCCTAAGATGTTCCCTAAAGAATATAGCAGTGGAACGTATCGAATGTTCAGCGTAAGACTTAAAGACTGTCTGGAGTATGCCGTAAAAGAAAATATAATCCGTAAGAATCCGGCTACCGACATTGTCATGCCTAAGAATGATAAACATAAAAAGGTCGAAGCATTTACAAGGGAAGAACAGAAGAAAATCGTCGAATACTGCAGAGGCAGCAATGAGATCGATCGAGTCTACTATTTTCTCGTGGCTACCGGAGTAAGAGTCGGCGAAGCAATATGTCTTACCTGGGATGATGTTAACCTTAAAGAAGGATATATAGACATCAATAAAACCGCAGTAAAGACCAAAGGCGGAATAATCGTCCAGCCTCATCCAAAAACAGGGCAGAGCAATCGTAGAATATATCTATCCAAGAAAACTGTGTGCTTTTTACAAAGATTGGAGGATATAGATGAAAGTACAAAAGGAAGCCTGGTTCTTCCGAACCGTAATGGAAATATCTACAATGTCTCCACCCTGCGTCAGCATTGGATAAGGACGTGCGAAAAGTTAAAAATACCCTATAAGAGTATGCACGCGCTTCGTCATAGCTGGGCGACGAGAGCCTTAGAAGGTGGTATCGACGTCCAGACTGTGTCAAAAATGCTAGGCCATAAAAGCGTAGCAACAACTATGGATACCTATCAGAGCGTATTCTCTGAAAGGAAGATCGAAGCAGCTAAAACCATGAACCAATTCGTATAACTGCACCTTATCTGCACCATAGCCTTTCTAACCCATTGAAATCTCAGCGTTCAAGTTTTCCAACAAAAATAGACTCTTAGGTGTTTGAAGGAGAACATTACGCCAACGGAAAGTATTGGAAAATCTCGAATCGCTGAGATTTCAATATGTAGAAAGGAATTGAGCATGCGCATCATTTTGCTATCTTTAGCTGCATTTTGACCACTTTTTTCACTTATCTGCACCCAAAATGCACCTAAAGATAAAGGCCCTAATATTGTTCGGATAAGGGATTTATTTATAGACACGTTATTAAATTGTAAGCTTTATTAGGGCCTTTACGCGCCATTATCTTTGGTTTGAAAAAGGACTAAATACTTAGAAAAATATCTTGAGTAATACGTATAATATAACCCCGGCGCGTGGGTGGGTTATCTATTCTTTAGTAAGTGCAAGGATGTCGCACTTGTCGTCTACATCGAATGAGCCGCGGGTTGTGATCGAGATAATACCTTCTGTATGCCCGCCTTCTTCGACGTACTTAATGCCCATTTCTTTGAGTCTGTCCTTAAACGCTAAATATGCGTAGTACTCCATAGGCATTGCAAATTTGTATTCTTCTTTCTTTTTGTAATACATCTTACCTTGAAAGCTTCCCCTCTTCTTTTAATCTCGCTACCCATTCCTTTATGAAAGAGTTTTCCCCAAGATCCTTGATATAATGATCGTATTCCTCCCAAAATCTCTCTCTTTCAGAGTCATAAATAATGTTTCCCCGCTCAATATCAGCGAGATATCGAACGAGGAAATTTTTACATGCCTGCTTATCTAAGACATTTATGGAAGACTGCATATCATTAAGTTTATTGTTTACCTCTTTGAACTGATCGGCGAGAAGCTTTTCAAGAAATTCTTTAATCGATTTTTTCAACTCCTGTACTCCTCTGATCAATCCAACAACGAATAATACAATAACTGAAATATCAAGTAGTGTTATGTTCTTTACGGCTTCTGCTATCATGGCGCACCTCACTTACCCGTATACCTAATGGCTTCTTTTATCTTCCATTTTGTATAGGACGGAACTCCATATTTGATGTTGTCTTTCCTTCCTGACGTACAGTCAGCAATTAAACCATTACCTAAATAAAGAGCGGTGTGAACATAATCGTTGCCTTTGAAATATACTATTATGTCCCCTTTTTCTAATCTGGATAAAGCGAGTCCCTTCTTGTTCTTCAGCACCTTAATACTTTTTACTTTGATTCTGTCCCTGACGATCTTAAGAGCATCTGCACTCGATGCGGCGAGAACCTTCTCATAGAGCTGATCTGTCATTGCATCGCACGAACAACGGGACTTGATGCCAGCTCCATGGCGCCATGAAGCCCACGCAAACCAGATGCAATTTCCGCCATAATATGTACCCTTATCATGATCATGACAAATAGGACATTCATGCGCTTTTTTGCCAAGGCTGTATTTCACATAATGGTAATCGTTATCGGAAGCGATTTTCTCGGCCCACGAACACATCTTGTCTTGTGGTGTTACCTGTGGAGCTACAGGCTCTATGGGATACACCGCCTTGTCGTGTTCATTCAGATATTCTTGCCAAGCCCGCATCGAATTAGCTCCGAATACGCCGTCTGATGCAACTCCTATCTTTTTCTGCCATGCCTTGACAGTCTTTTCACCAAGAACACCGTCCTGTGATGTGCCTACCCATTTCTGTAGCTTCTTGACACAGGCAGAACCGCCCTTGCCGTACTCCACAGCTTTAATCGATGGATAGTACTTGCTCTGTTCTTTGCTCTGACCACTCAGTACGCCGTCCATAGGAGTACCAAAGAATCTCTGCATTGCTCGTACTGTGCAAGCACCGCCTACTCCGTCTATAGTCAGCTTTGGAGCTGGTGTGATAACGTTCTTTACCTCTGGATTGATTATGCACCCTCTGAACTTGTAGTAGCTGTTCTGTCCCCAACGTCCATTGGAATTATCTCTGCGTACTGTCTTGAACGCCCACGATGCCCAACCGCTTTCAGATGTCAGAATCGAGCCGTCATCATAGACTCTTTCAACCACGGCTACGTGTCCAGCTCCATCACCCCCACTGAGTGTTCTGCCCTTCTGCCACACCATAATGCCGCCGATTACAGGAGTCTTGGATATCTTCAATCCCTGTCTCTTTGCCGACTCGATGAAGTTTTCAGCATTGCAAGTAAGCTGAACGTGGAATGATTTTGTGATTCCTTTGAGGTCTGGGTCATTCCAACATTCGTTGTATCTGCCGTTGGCATATCCCACACAGTTGTCGAGTACATTCGCATACGGCTGTGTAGGAGAACCAGCTACAGCACCGTTCAGACCGCCTGTAACTAAGCGGATATAGTACTTATTCTTCCTCGGACATTCCGTTCTGATTTTCATCTTCTACTACCTCACTTTCGGTATAGTCCCCGTCCATCATTTCGAGGAACGAATCAGTATTGAATGTGTTCTGTGTGCTCGGCAGTTTTAAGTGTTGGTGGAACGTCTGATGCAGTCCTACCGCCGCAAGACCAGACACCATGCCTTTTACAACGCCCTCATAATCGAATCCAAATAAAATAAGCCCCGATAAGGCTCCAAGAATCAGCAGTACCGTTGGTATCCACTTGTCATCTGTGGGTAGCCACTTCTTCATGACAAAGCCGATACACAGACACGCCGCTGTTATTACTGGCATTATCATGCCGTCAATAAAATCAATGTTCATCTTTTACCTCGCTTTCTTCTGGCATCGAGTTGATTACATTAGCCAGCTCTCTGAGGCAGTCAGCCATCATAAGTGTGCTGTCTCCTTTTGTTTCAACTTGCTTGAGAGTGTTGAATATAGCTGTGAGTCTATCCTTCATTTGGTTCCTCCGTCTTATGCTTATAAACCTCGCTTCTTAAACAGATGCCGTCTTCTGTAAGAAGTGCGCAAGCATGTTTCTCAACCGAAGATATAGCCGCCGCTGACAGTACAGCAAAGAATTTGCTATCTGCTTCATTACGGGTGTTATGCTTAGTAACAATGTTGGCCATATTATCGCCATTCTTCTGAAGTTCAATTACTACGTAAAGCATTTACTTCTCCTTTCAAGATATTGATTTCTTCTTGCTGTGATTGAATCATCTTGATACACAACGGAATAAACTCCGTATATGCAAGGGCTTTGTATCTTGTTTTCTCTTCTGGATATGAATACTCATCTACGATGGCGTATTTATCTGCAGATATGTTATTCTTCATAAACGCCATTTCTACATCCTGTGCAGTCAAACCAAGATGAATATCTTTGTCTTTTGACTGTTCCATCCTATATTCTACTGGCTGTAAGTCCATAAATAGCTGTTTGAATTTGTCGGATATAGGAACTATGTCTTTCTTGAGACGTTTATCAGATGTCGTTATCTGCGAGCCATTTGAGTAGCACTTATTACGAGCACGAAGATATACATCATAGCCTTCAAGATAGGTATCATATCCAGAAGTATTCTGCTTCCAAAGACCATAGCCAATAACGAGAGTATTGGTGTTGTCCAAATGAAGTACATCTAATTCAGAACCACTTGAAGGCGTGCAATATATTGCTTCATTATTTGCAGAAAGGTGAAGTCCTCCATAAACACTAATACTCCCTCTGGTAGAATAGCCAGTAGTTAAGAACGTGTGGTAGTTTAAATCATCAGTGCCCGAGCGAATACGCATTCCATTTCCGTCAAGAGTGAAGCCGTATGAATTTACTTTTGTCCCCGACGAATTATAGTAATAAGTTTGCAGTCTGCAACCACCAACATTTTGAGCGGTGTTTGGCGATAAAGAAACATACTCTTTATTGTTATAAAATGAAACTGCTGAATCGCTAATTTGAATATTAGTTCCCGCCTTTTTACCTATTCTTGCTGTGTCATTAAGCTGTGCAACATTAGTAGAATCTGACTCAGTACCAGTAAAGACTTGCATTCCGTTTGTAGCGTCAATGGATATGTGTTTTGATGCCGCTTTACCTATTCTTGCAGAGTCACCATACTTGGCTACGGAATAAGGGTCGGTAGTACCGCCTTTAAACACTTCCATACCATTCGAGTTGATGACGATTGCGTTGTTTGAAGTGTGCGAGTCGTGGACTCTTATTCCATCACTTCCAATGTCCGTGATGTATGTATCGTTGCGAGCTGTACTCGGTATCCTCGCAATGCTTATCGTGCCAGTCGTTATCTTCTCCGCTGACAAATTCGGAATCCTCGCAGTATCAATAGTGCCGCTTGCTATCTGCGCCGCACCGATTTCAATCTCATCGACCTTGATTCTATCTGCTCCGATAGTGCCAGTCGTTATCTTGTCACCGTCAATCGTAGTTGCGGTGTTGTCGTTGACCGCTGTGATAACGCCATCAATGTTTATCTTATCCGCTTGTATCTTCACGCTCTCTGCGCTCTGATTGATGCGAGATATGACTTCAGTATTGCCGACTTTCTTACCGACTTCAGTACGAATACCGTCAGCATCGACTACAAGTTCGGCAAACTTCTCTTGCACTTTATCGTCATTAAAGACTGTTGTTTCTGCTGTTAGTTTCATAGAATCCTCTTTTTCTTTAGTTCGCTAAACTCGCGTTTAACTTGGCAGGGCATAAGTTACTGTAAAGCCTTGACGCTTATTCTCTTCACAGGTAGATGAGAGTCGAATTGCACCATCGCTCATCACTTGCACTTGACCGTAAGTAATGTTCCCATTATTCACATATGGGAGGAAAAAATTAAGGCTCACTATAGGTCTAAACCCTACCGGGATTTTCGCTATCTCTGTAAAGCTACTTACTTGTTGAGTCGTGTTCATTGCAAAGGTAAGCGTAACAACATTGCCAGCGCGTCGCACATAGCTCCACGACTCTAAAGTACCGACATTCGATGT